ACAATCCTAAATGTTTTAGCATATAATACATATATCACTTCATACAATGCCAATATGGTATCTAATGAAGTTTTTATCGATAGTGCAACATTAAGAGAGAATGTTGTCTCATTAGCAAGAAATATTGGATATTTACCACGGTCAAAAAAGGCAGCACAAGCAACAATTAACTTTTTTTGCGATATTTCATCAGTTTCACCAGCACCACCTACTGTAGTTCTTAAAAAAGGTGCTGTTGTTGGTAGTAGTGGGCAATTTAACGGTCAATCCTTCGTTTTTGGCATTACTGAAGATAAATCTGTTAGTGTTGTAGACGGAATTGCAACATTTAGTAATGTAGAGGTATATGAAGGTACTGTTATTGAACAATCTTTCGAATATTCGTCAAGAAATCCATTTCAGAAGTTTATTTTAGAAAATGATGGCATAGATTTAGAAACATTGAAGGTTTCTGTGAAACCAAGTCCAAATTCTTCGGTTTCTTTGAATTATTCTCGTCAAGATGACCTTTTTGACTCAAAATCTGGATCAACAATTACAAAAGACTCTCCAATTTACTTTATTCAAGAAGTTGAAGGTGAACAATATGAAATAATCTTTGGAGATGGCATTTTTGGTAAGAAATTGGCGGATGGTAACCAAATTAACGTCTCATATATCAAAACTAACGGTGAAAGTGGTAATGGAATATCAAATTTCGCTTTTAGTGGCAAATTAACCTATACTCGTAACAATTCTACTATAAATGTTACTAGTGGAATCTCTTTGGTGACCGCAAATCAATCTTCTCAAGGTGGTCAACCAATTGAAAGTACAGAATCGATTAAAAAGTATGCTCCACAAGTATATGCGACTCAAAATAGGGCATTAACTGCAAATGATTATGAAATTTTGATTCCAAACAAGATTTATCCCGAAGCTGAGTCAATTTCTGTATATGGAGGTGAAGATTTAGTTCCTCCACAGTATGGAAAGGTGTTTATTAGTATAAAACCCAAAACTGGTGACTTTGTATCCAATGCTATTAAGGAAAACATTAAAAGAGACCTTAAAAAGTACTCTGTAGCAGGAATTGTTCCTCAAATCCTTGATCTGAAGTATTTGTTTATTGAAACTAACAGTAATGTTTATTATAACGTAAATTTAGCAAGAAATGTCGCAAATGTCTCTAGTTTGGTAAAATCCAACATTGACAAGTATGCAGATTCTGCAGAATTGAACAAATATGGTGCAAGATTCAAATATAGTAAATTTTTAAAGATTATTGATCAAAGTCATGAAGCAATTTCTTCTAATATTACTACTATTCAAATAAGACGTGATTTAAGGATTGCAACGAATCAATTTGCAGAATATACCATAGATTTTGGTAATCAGTTCCATATTTCCTCAATGGAAGGATATAATATTAGATCTAGTGGTTTTAAGGTATTAGATGTTGTTGATACTGTCTTTTTATTCGATGTTCCAAATACGGACAAGAAAACAGGTCAAATTTCACTATTTACTTTACCTGGAGCAGGAAATGAAGGCCCTGCTAATGTTGTAAGACGTAATGTAGGTGTTATTGACTATATTAAAGGACGCATCACTTTAAACCCGATAAATATAGTATCAGGTAAACCTAAAGACAACGTTCAAATTTTGGAAATATCAGCAGTACCAGAATCAAATGACGTTATTGGTTTACAAGATCTTTATTTGCAATTAGATACAAGTAATGTTGATATGGTTGTTGACCAAATTACTTCAGGTGCTGATCCATCAGGGTCAACTTATACTGTTACTCCAAGTTATAACCAAGGAAGCATCGTAAGATAACAAATGACCCTAAAAAAAGTCCAGATTAATAAGATTGTAAAGAATCAACTGCCAGAATATGTGCAGAGTGATTTTCCATTGGTTGGTGAATTTTTAAGTGCTTATTATAAAGGGCAAGAGTATCAAGGTGGTCCAATTGACTTAGTTAATAATATAGATTCTTACATAAAAATAAGTGAATCTGGAAATATTATTAAAAGTACCTTACTTACAAAAAGAATTGAAGCAGAAGATGTTGATATTGATGTTGAGAATACTGTTGGATTTCCAGATAATAATGGATTAATAAAAATTGGTGACGAAATTATATCATATGATAGGAAAACTAATGTAAAATTTATTAATTGTAATAGAGGATTTAGTGGAATTACTTCTTTTACAAATCCTGCTGAGTCAGAAGACCTTATTTTTTCAACTTCTACTGCTGTTCCTCATGATGATGAGGTTATAGTAGAGAATTTAAGTGTTTTATTCTTAGAAGAGTTTTTAAAGAAGACAAAACATCAATTATTATACGGAATTCAGAAAGATTTACACGAAGATTTAAGACAATCTACCTTTATTAAGCAATCAAAGGATTTTTATGCTACAAGAGGAACAGATGAGTCCTTTAAAATCCTTTTTGGAGCACTTTTTAAGGAAAATGCGGAACTTATTAGACCCATAGATCATGTAGTTTCTCCATCTAATGCCAATTTTAAGAAAACAAGAGACATAATTGTAGAATCAGTACTAGGAGATCCTATTGATTTAATCAATAAGACCCTTTTTCAAGACACGTTTGAAAATATATCGAAAGCATATGCTCCAGTATCGCATGTAGAGAGTATAAATGTTGGAATCAACACTAATATTTTCTATAAAATCAGTCTTGACACTTCATGGAACCAAAATGATGGTTCTACAGAGTTGTTATATGGTGATTTTTCTTCTCATGCTAAGTCAATTATCGTTGGTGATGTTGGAATTGCACAAACTTTCATTGATGTAGACTCAACATTAGGATTTCCAAACTCTGGAACCCTCTCGTTTGTCTATGCGAACGGAGAAACTGGAATTGCAACTTATTCTTATAAGACTCTTAACCAGTTTTTGGGTATTAATACAACTTCAATTGCTTCATCTATTACAGATAAGACATATATTGACCAAGATACCTATGCATATTCTACTGGTGCAGGAACAACTAATGGAATAAGAGTAAAAATTAGATCAGTATTGAATAATTTACAAATTCCAAGTGATACTCGTTACTATAATGAGGGTGCAAGAATAAAAATTAAGTCATTAGGTCATATTGGAACTAGTTTTAATCAAAATAATTGGCTTTTTAACACAATTCAGAATTATGATATAAAGGAATTAAAGTTAATTGATGAAGTAAACTCTACTTATAGATTGGTTACTAAAGATCCTAATATCTTTAGGATTGGTGATAACATAAGATTATATGATAAGAATGGTGTTTTATTAGATAATCAATATGAAGTAAGAGATGCTTATGATGAAAATACTATTTTAATACGAGGTGAAGGTATACCTGCTACTACCTCTGAGATTGTTAATGCTCGTAGAGATTTTTCAAGAGTTGACTCTGATATACATGGAGATTTAAACAGACTTATTGCTAATATTCAAAATGTTTATGTTGGTGGAGAATCTGTCTTAGTTGCTTCAAACTCTTTACCTTCTCATGGTAAGTTGAAGTTAAATCCTAGAGATCAAAAAGTAACGATTTCAGGAAAGTATAATGATGAGACAGAAGAAATTACTTTAACAACTGGTATTGACCATAATTTCTACACTGGAGATGCGGTTTATTATACACCAGAGAAAGGATCAGTTGATAGTCTTGATTCATCAGGTAATATTGTTACTCAAACATGGATTAAAAGTCAATTATTTGAAGAAGGACTTTATTTTGTAAAAAGAATAGATGACCATATTGTAAAACTAGCAAAAAGTCGTCCCAACATTTATAGTAATACTTTCGTTAAAGTTGATGCTTCAGGTGGTGATTATACAGAAATTAATAACAACACTATAGAGAAGTATTATTTCCATGATAGAAAGATACAACCTCAAAAATTATTAAGAAAAATTTCTAAACCAGTTCAAGATGGTAAAGTTCATGAGACCCCTATTGGATATACTGGAATCCTTATAGATGGTGTAGAGGTTATTAACTATAAGTCTAGAGACATTGTATATGCAGGCCAGATTGACGCTGTAGAGGTCAATAAGGGCGGTCAAAACTATGATGTGATAAATCCACCCATAATGAGTATTAATGACTCTGTTGGTTCTGGAGCGACTGGATATGTTGCAGTTGAGGGTAATTTTGAAGAAATTAGAGTTCTAGATTCTGGATTTGATTTTATTGATGTTCCTATTGTAAAAATTAGTGGAGGAAATGGAGAAGGAGCAACTGCTGAAGCAAAAATTATTACATCACCTCATGAAGTTAGTTTTGATGCTACAGGAGTATCTACATCAATTCAGATAGGTATTGATACATCTATTATTGGATTTACTACTTATCATAAGTTTAGAACTGGTGAGCGAGTAGAATATAAAACATTTGGTAAAAAAGCATTAGCAGGTCTTAATACTGGTGCAATTTATTATATTGGTGCAATTGATAATAAAAATGTTAAATTATATACTTCTTTTGATGGTGCAAATGCTGGTATTGGTACTACTGGATTTACAGATTATGGTGAGGGAAGACATTCTTTAAAATCTTTAAAAGGTAAAGCAGTAGTAGGTACAATTCAAATTACTAATCCAGGTACTGGATATGAGAATAAACAGAGAACACTTCAACCAGTTGGTGTTGATACTGCACTGAATATTATTCATATTCCTGATCATGACTATAAAGATCAAGAAATTGTTCAATATTCCACAGATGGAACTTCTATAGAAGGTCTTGATACATCATTAGATTATTATGTTAAAGTTATAGATAAGGATTCCTTTAAACTAGCAACTGTTGGTGTAGGAACTACTGTAAAAGATTTTTATTATAGAACTGAACAATGGTCAGATTTTAGGTCTACAGGTATAGGAACTCATAGTTTCAATTATCCACCTATTAGTGTAACGGTAACAGGAACAGTTGGAATAAATTCTATAGAGGGTGATACCTTCCAATGTATTGCACAACCAATTGTACGAGGTCAAATAACTTCAATCCATTTAACAGAGAATGGTGTAGGATATGGTGCGTCAGAAGTACTTAATTTTGAAAGAAATCCAGATATTACTTTAAACCAAGGAAGAGGTGCTTATTTAAGTCCAGTAGTTCATAATGGATCTATTGTAGATGTTAGTGTTAGTCTTGGTGGAACAGATTATAATACACCACCAAATATAGTAATTTCTGGTGTAGGAACGGGAGCTGAGTTGGTTCCAGAATTAAATGCACAAGGTAATATTGTTTCTGTAAAAGTCAATAAAGGTGGAATTGGATATGGTGTATCTACTACAACTGTTAAAGCAGAAGTAGCAGGAAAGAAGGCAGATTTCAGACCAAAAGTACAGCAATGGAGAGTTAATAACTTTAAGAGAAATTTTGCTAACTTACTTAATGATGATATATTTGTCGATATACCAACAAATAGAGAATTTGATTTACAATGTTCTTATGGGTATGCTCCTAGAAGTTTAAGAAAGATTCTTTATACATCTGGTTCTGATGGAGATATAATATATGGTAAGAAGGATTTAACTCTTCAAAATAATCAAGAAATAAGTCAGGATAAACATTCTCCGATTATTGGATGGGCATATGATGGACATCCAATTTATGGACCTTATGGTTATACAACAAGAACTGGTGGTACAATAACCCAGATGAAATCTGGATATACTGAAAATGCTGGAGCAAGAGTAAATAGACCTCCAACTACAGTATTCCCAGAAGAGTTTTTTGTTGAAGACTTTGAGTGGACTTATTCGACAGATGACGGTATTCTTGATGAGAATAATGGAAGATTCTGCGTAACTCCAGAATATCCAAACGGTACTTATGCATACTTTGCAACATTTGAGAAGGATGTAGAGGGTACTGGACCTTTTGTGGATTATAAGAAACCTGCTTTCCCATATTTGATTGGAGAAAACTTTAATGCTAAACCAGAAAAGTTTAACTATGAGAGATTATCTAATCAAGATGATATAAATTTAAATGATACTGATTGGATTAGAAATACCTTCCCATATGCTTTAGATAAAGATAATAGTGGATACGATTATGTACAAGAATCATATACTTATAGTACTCAAGATTCAATTATTAAATTTGCTAAAAAAGGTGGTATAGATGCAATTGGTATTACTACAGGAGGAAGTAATTATCAAGTTGGTGATAAAGTAGTTTTTGAACAAGATACTCCACATAATTTTAGTGCTGCTGCTAGAGTTTCGAAAGTTGCTGGATCAGGAATATCAACGATTAGTATCAATGCTGTTCAATTAGATGATGTTGAATTCTATCCATCAGGGGCGAAAGGTGAATTTATTGGAATAGCATCAACAAGTCATGGTGTTATAAACAATACAGTTTTATCAATTTCAGGATTAACAACAACGTCTTCTCAACTTGAAGGTTCATATAATGTTGGTGTTACAACAAATCAACTTTCTTTAGCAGTTGCAATTGGAACTGAAGGAGTTACTGGTATTGTCACTTACCTTTCAGTAAAAGGAACCTTATCATATCCTGCAATAAAAGAGAATGACCGTTTACGTTTAGCAGGAATTTTAACAACAGGTAATTTTGGTGATGAAGAAGTTAAAGTTTTAAATGTAGATAGATTAAATTCTAGAATTAGAGTTTTAAGAGATTTAAAAGCACAGACAGGATTATCTCATACAGCAACAACAGTTATAAAAGATATTCCTAGGAAATTTACTTTTAGAACAGGAATAAACACCACATATAGTCCTGAAGTTAATACTGAATATTATTTCCATCCAGGTGAATCGGTTGGATTGGGAAGTGCTACTCCTGTAGGTGCTGCTGGTACTGTAGTGGGATCTGGTAGTACTATAACCTTTGAAAATCCTGGTGCTGGAATTTCTACAATATTTGTAGCTGCACAAACAATATATCTACCAAAACATAATTTAAAGACTGGTGATCAAGTAACATATCATACGAATACTGGAACTTCCATTGGAATTATAACTGCTGTAAATAATGTTGCTATAGGTACACAAATTGCTCTTAACCTTTATCCTTCTTTATATGTTGCTAAGATAGATGAAAATCATATTGGTATATCTTCAGTTAAGGTTGGAATGGGTTCGACTGGAATGTTTGTCGGATCTGCAACATCTACTGCTCATACTGGTTTAGTTTATTTTGCTGGTGTAGGAACTGGTGTTTATCATAGTTTCAAAACCGTAAGTTATACAGATATTGTAAAAGGAAGTATAGAGCAGAATAGAGTAACTGTTGCTACAGCAAGTACTCATGGATTAAGTCATAATAATACTGTTGATATTACAGTTAATCCAAGAAATACTGGTATTACAACAGTACAGTATGATAAACCAAATAGAAAAGTAATTACTCGTGGATTAGGATTTACTGCAAGTGGTGTTACATCTACGACTTCTCTAACAGGAACCCCAGATTCTATTAGTATCATAAATCATGGTTTAACTACAGGACAGAAAGTAATTCATAAATCTGCGACTCCTAGTGGAGGATTAGTTCATGAGAAAGAATATTTTGTTTATGTTATTAATAGAAATAGAATCAAATTATGTTTAGACAAATATGAGACACAGAAATCAATTCCTACTTTTGTAGGTATTACTACAGCAAAGGTTGGAACACTTTGTGAAGTTAACCCAACTTTAAAGTTCTATAGAGATTCTAATATAACATTTGATTTATCAGATTCTTCTCTTTCATATACTAGAGGTTCTGAGAATTTCCCTGCATTTGAATTGGAGTTTTATAAGGATGCTTCTTATACGGACAAATATGAAACAAATGGTACAAGTAGGCAATTTGATATTGTTAAAACTGGAACTGTAGGTGTAGATGCTACTGCTAAAGTAACACTTGCTGTTAATGAAAATACTCCAGATGTATTTTACTATAAATTAACACCTGTTGATAAACCAGAAAATCCTCAAGTATACAAAGACTTAGTAATAGATGATGTTGTTGATGGTTATAATCAAATTATAATTGATAAAAGTGATTATGCAGGTAAATTTAATATTCTTTTAGAATCTGACAATACATTTACTTATAATTTGGGTAAATATCCAGAAGTTGCTTCATATTCTGGAACAACATCTCAATTAGAATATACAACAAATTCTACAACTGCTTATGGACGTATTACTGATATTGAGATTATTAGTGCAGGAAGTGGGTATCCAGAAGTACCTGGAATTACTACAGTAACTTCTGATACTGGAAGTGGATCTATATTGGAAGCATCCAGTAAAGAAATAGGAAGAGTTGAGAAAACTGAAATAGAAAATATTGGATTTGATTACCCTACAGATAAAACATTAAGACCAGAAGTTGCATTCCCACAAATTTTAAAAATTGATGCACTAACAGGTTTTGAATTTGTTGGCGTTACCTCTTTGGGAAGAGGATATAATACACCACCAAGTCTAGTAGTTGTTGATAATAGAACAAAGAAACAACTAAAAGATGTTGATTTAAGATATCATCTTGATACATCAGGAGCACATGTTGAGATTTTAAAGAATACAAATAGTTTATTTAATACAACTCCTACAATTTTACCTACAGGTAATCCTAATGGTATTAGAATTAAGGATATTAGTTATAATTCAGGAACTCAAGTAGTAACTGCTACCTTAAAGAATCCAGTCAGTAGAGTTGAAGATTTTGTATTGGAAGTTGGTGATAGACTTATGGTTGAAAACGTCAGTGTTGGCGTTGGTTCAACTGGATTTGGTTATAATTCTGAAGGATATGATTATAATCTATTCACTATAACTGGTGTTACTACCAATTTAGGAGCATATCCAACATTCACTTATAGTATGGAGGATTTCCTTGATAAGGATGCTAATGAGTTACCTGGAAAGTTCCAGAGTACTAATTCTGGTGCAATAGTAACTCCAGAGAAATATTTTCCTCACTTTAATTCCATTTTATCAAGTAATAAGTTTAACCCTGAAGAAGGTGTAACTAATGGAACTGCTGTTGGTGATGTCTTTAAGTGGGATCCAGAAACTGGAGAGTTGGTAGTAGAGAGTAATAGAGAATTTGAAGTAGGTACTATTATTGAATCATTAGAGACAGGTTCGAAAGGATTAATTGTTAGTAAGATATCTTCAGATTCCAAATATGATTTAGATTATTATTCTATTGTTGATAATGGTTGGGAGTATACAACAGGATTCTTAAATGACGATTTACAAAGGATTCATGATAATGAATACTATCAAAATTTCTCATATGCTATTAAATCTAGAGTTACTTATGATGATTGGAAAGATGTTGTAAATTCATTAAACCATACTGCAGGATTTAGAACGTTTAGTGATTTACAATTAGAATCAGTACAACTTAATGACGGTTCTTTAATACCAGAAGTTTCTTCTGAAACTGAAGTTATTATAGATTGGTATGGTTTTGAGAGTTTACATTCTGTAGAAACATTTGATGTAGTTACCGAAAACTATCTTGTTGGTGATAAGGTATTTTCTGATGAAATTAATTTCGAAAATCGTATTCTAACAGATTATGCACAATCTGTTGGAAACAGAGTTCTGAATATAGATGATATTAGTAGTAAATTTGATGATAATGCAAGAACCTCAAGATATTCTGATGTCTTTAGACAATCTACTAAAGATGGTAGGTCTCAGAAGATAATTGCTTATGTAAGAGATAGATTATATGGTGGAGAAAGACAGTTAATGGTGATTAATGCTCTACATGACATTGATCGTGGTTTCTCTATGATTAACCAGTATGGTGATGTTAGTACTGTTGAAGATCTTGGAAGTTATGATTATGTTTATGAAGGTGGTGAAACTATTCTTAGATACTATCCAACTAAGTATGAAGTAAACAATTACAATATAAGAACTTTCTCATATAACCTTGATAAGAATGTATTAGGAATTGAGACTTCTGTTGCTTCAATTGGAAGTACAACAATTGGTATATCAACAGACTTTATTGGATCTCTAGTTAGTATTGCAAGTACTAATGTTCAGATAGCAGGTGGTGCAGCAGATGAGATTTATAGATTTGTTGGAGTTGGAACTAATATATCAGGAACTAGATCTGCTAAAGTATTAGTTACTGCCGAAACTGATACTGGAAGGGTTGAATATGATGAAGTAAGTTTAATATGTGATGGAACTAATGTTACTTGGCA